CGAATGGACACCCGTAATCGCCGAGCGGCTGCGGCAGGTGAAGCCGCTCGTCCTCGCTCTCGCGGTCGCCGGTCTGCTCCTGACGCAATCCGCTCCGGCCAAGAGCGCGGTGCTCAACAACGAAGTCCACGTCGGCAACTACTACACGGTCACGCTTGTCCGCGACAACGGCGCGATATTCCAAACGACTATGCCCGCGCCGCGCGTCCTGCTGCGGATGGTCGCGCCTAATCGCAACTACGTCCAGTGCCGCTCGGCTATCGTGGTCTTCGACAACGCCGCGATAGACTACCAGGCAGCAGCAGCGGCGTTTATGGCGGCCTCGCTTATCTCGCTCGGTACCTTCGATGCTCTTGTCGCAGCCGGAACGCTCGTGCAGTTCGCCACGGGCATCGGCATGGGCGGTGCAGCGGGCTACGTCATGGGTCTGTACTATCGCGAGAACGTCGCGGATGCGGCGATGCGAGCGGCCTGTGGATAAGAAACTCAAGGCGCTGCTCGTCCTCGTCGGTGGTCTCATCTTCGCCCTCGTCTGCGTTGGTGGGACCATCGCGTTCGTCGGCGTCACCCATCTCGGGGAGGTATCGGCCATCGCGTTCCTCGTCGGTGTCGCGCTGTTCGCCTTTGGCATTTGGCGGAATAGGGCGGTGCGGTCGTGAGCATGTGCTGCGCTATGTGCATGGGGGACATCGAACATATTCAGGCATCGTTGACGGTAGCAAGCGACGGCGGCAGGGTGAAGCATGCCGTCGCCATCTGCCGCAGATGCGTCGGCACGTTCACCGAGATGTCCGAAGCCGACAAGATTATCACGATGGCGGAGATTATCGGTGTTGTCTCCGAGATGCGGCAGAGCCGATGAGTAGCGCGGCTAAGGGCGCGGCGCGCGAGCGCCGTGTGATGGAACTGCTCCGTGCTGAAGGATTCCTATGCCACCGCTCACCCGGAAGCAAGGGCATCGATATCCGGGGCGTCACCCAGGACCACGATATGACGCCGATAGTCGTCAGCGTCGGCGGTGTCAAGGGCAAAACTATCCCGGCAGAACTGCGTCGCCTCGAACGTTTGCGTGAGAATCCTGCGCAGATTCCTGTCGTCGCGCTGATAAAAGGCCGTACTTGGATATTCGCTACGACGCCCGACCGGCAGACGTTCCCTAAGGTCTCCGATGCTTTGTTCCATGTGAAATACTGCGCTGCGCACGGATTCACAGCACTACAGAATTGCAAATGCGATTGCCACATCGAGCAGACTAAGATGCGATTACGATGAACAACCACAAGAACGACAAGCCACCGGACTACGATAAGGCGGGGTGGTGAACGATATACTGTCGCGTATAACGCAGGCGGATGCACGAATCTTTCTAGAATACGCCTCTGCGTATGCGCCGATTGATATCGACTATGGCAGCGCGATTATCCAGGCGCTGATACGTGAGAAGCGCGGTGCGACCCTACAGGATGGAGAGGCCGCACCTATCCGTGCGCTTGAAGCACGATGGTACGATTCGCTGGATTCAGAGCCGGATTATTCGGTCTATGCCGACCCTTACTATTTTTGCGACATCTGGCTGTGTTGGGTGACGTACAGTCGCAAGTATCTCCGGGAAATCCAAAAGTCGCATTCGATGTTCGACCGCAGTATCGTATCGGACATCGTGGATATCCGGCGGGTGCTCGACCTCGGCTGCGGTTTCGGATATACGACAGCGGCATTGCGCTCTATCTTCGGCGATGCCCAGGTCATCGGCACGAATCTATCCGGGACCGCGCAGTTCGAGATGGCGACGGCGTTAGGCGTCACGCACGGTTTCCAGATACGCTCGCTACCCGAATCCGCCGACCTAATTTTCGCAAGCGAATACTTCGAGCATTTCCAGGAGCCAATCGAGCATCTGCTCGATGTCTTACGGGATGCGAATCCCCGCTACGCGCTCATCGCCAATACGTTCACCTCGCCTTCTATCGGCCACTTCCCGCGCTATAAGCATCGTGGGAGGTGGTACGAGGGTGCTGCGATGAGCCGCCTCTTTAACGCGACGTTACGGAGGCATGGATACGTCAAGATGCACACGCGGTGCTGGAATAGCCGCCCTGCCTACTGGAAGAAAGCGTCGGTGTGAAAGGCTTGTCATTTAGCGAATGTCCCTGCAACTGTCACATCGAGCAGACTAAGATGCGGCTGCGTGTTCGTCCTTCCTAGAGGACACCGCATCTACGTTCCTGATTGGGACGACCTCTATACGAGAGCCGTCGAGACCTGGGTGCTACGCCAGGAGCGTACGGAGCGCCTGAATCTCGACGACAAACTCAAAACCGTTGACCCGGAACGTATCCGCATGGGAATCTTCGTCGAGACTGCTATCCAACGCGAATGCGGCGCGATGATGAACTTCACATGCCTAGATATTGCACCATGCAAGATGCTTGGCACCGACCACGGCGACGGTCTTACCTGGGTGAGTGGTGAGGAGGTCGATGTCAAATTCAAAGAAATCAACTACGAGATGATGATGCTCAAGGAAATCAAAAACTTCCCCAACCCCAGGCTCTTCTTGCCCTGGAACGTCTTTGCCGGTGCTGACTACGATACGCAACTCGTCACTATCTGGGGAGCCGGACACCGCGATTGGATAGAGCTTGATGAACACCGTGGGTGGTCGCCGTCCTGGGTCATCCCCAGAAAGCGTCTTGTCGATGTCCACCTTCTCTCTGCCGATACGCAAGGGAATCCCACCCTGTTCTAAGAATTCGCCGCGTCGTGAAGCGCGGCGGATTCGTGGTCGGATGGGCTAAGCTCTCAACGAGAGTCGATTCCCTGCAGTTCACTGAACGCTTGAATCACGCCACTACGGATGCTATCCTTAGCGTCGGACCACTATCGCACGAAGATGAATCAAGACGACGACGAACAACAACCGCAGACGACAACACCGTCTCCGTCGCAACCGTCAACGCCCTCTCCAGTTTCGTCCAACGGCATACCACCTCCACCGAGTAAGCCGAAGCGCGACACCACTACCAAGAAAGCGCGCACCGGACGGCCAAGCAAGCTCACCGCCGAAGGCCGTAAGAAAATCCTCCAGGCACTAGCATCGGGCGCGCCCGTTCGCGTCGCCGCTGAATGGGTCGGCATCACCGAAGCCGCACTGTGGGTCATCCGGGGACGAGACAAAGCGTTTGATAAGTCCATCCGTCAGCAGGTCGCTGCGACCATCATCAAAGCGTGCGCGACGGGCAATCAAGACCCGCGCTGGCCGTTCTGGTATCTAGAGCGTGTCGTTCCCGAGTTCCGCGAAAAAGTCGAAGTCGCAGGCAACGCCAACGCAGGCCCGCCGCAAGTCAACGTCACCGTCGCCTTCCCACGGTTGGGACCTCTCGGGCCGGGCACAAGAAACGCTGGCGCAGAAGGCGCTTTCCGGAGCGCCGCTCTCGCAACGCGAAAGGCGCTTCCTCGCGGAGAGTAGCCCTGCGTGGTTCGGCGCGCTCTATATCTCGGCTGACGACGGCTCACATCTCATCCCGACCGAGTTCCACTTCGCCTGGTACGCGATGATACGCGAAGCGGTCTTTCACGATGACACGCCACGACAGATAGTCGTGCGTGCGCCCAAGGGCCACGCCAAGAGTACGGTCATCGGCAAGGTCATCCCGCTCTGGCTTATCTGCTGCATCAACCGCGACATCCGTGGCATCACCGCCTGCGTCAACACCGAGTTGGCCGAACGCTTCACCGTCAGCATCGAGCGCGAACTGACGCACAACGAACTGCTGCAGGCGGACTTCGGTCCGTTCTATAGCAGCGGCAACGTCTGGACCAAGGCCGAGTTCACGGTCATCCGCCAATCGCGCAGCCCATCGCCGACGTGGCGCGCTGTCGGTTCGCAGAAGTCTATCCAAGGCGGTCGCGCCGATGTCATCATCCCGGATGACGCGGTCGATATCATGAATACGGCGACGCAGCAGCAGCGCGACAAGTTCGCCGAGTGGTTCGATGGCGACTTGCTTGGCAATCTCGAGCCCGGTGGGCGTGTGTTCATGGTGGGCACCTCGAAGCACCACGACGACCAGTACCACCGCCTCGCGCGCAATCCGCGCTGGACGAGCAAGGTGTGGGATGCCATCGTCAACGAGGAGCAACGGCAGGCGCTCTGGCCCGAGCGGTGGAGTTGGGATGCGCTCATGGCGAAGCGCGAGAGCATCGGGCGGCTGTCGTTCATGCGCGACTACCGGAACGTCTGCGTGACGAGCGAATCCTCGCCGTTCCGGCTAGAAGATTTGGAGAACGCACGGCGGAGCGACCTCACATTTGCGACCGCATGTGATGTCGGCTCCGTCGTCGCGGGTATCGACCTTGGCATCATCGAGGATGCGAGGGCAGCGCAGGCAGCCGATAGCGACTATACGGTGCCGTCCGTGTGGCAGGTGCACGATGGCCGTTGGCGGCTGCTCTGGCTGGAGCGGTTCCGGGGGATGGGTCTGCACGAACAGGCGCAGCGCCTCGCGCTCCGGCTCCGTGGCTACGTCGCGCTCAAGGTCGTCACAGTGGAATCGAATCAGGCGCAGCGGTGGATGGCAAGCGAACTACTGCGCAGCGACCTCGCGGACTTACCTATCCGCCGCCATAGCACAAGCCGTACCAAGGCCGACCCGTACGAAGGCGTCCCTGCGCTCAGCGCACTCTTCGAGGCAGGCAAGGTGGACTTGCCGTATGGCGATGAACGCAGCCGCGAGGCGACGGACATTCTCATCGGCGAACTGTTCGGCCTTGGCGTTGAGCGCCATGATGATACGGTGATGTCGTTTTACATGGCGACGATTGGTGCGCGGCAGATTCTTAGTCAGCACGTGACGTTCACATCCATCACCACGCGAGCGAAAGAAAAGGATTTTCTGAGCGCACCATGAGGCTGAACATCGACGTTGCGACCGTGCTGAATCCTGGCGAACATAAGACGCTCACGCAAACCGACATTCTCTTTGACCTCCCGCAGGCCACCGAGAGCACGCCGATGGTGGTGACGGTCGGATTTATCCGTTCACACGCGCACGGTGATTGGACCTTCGGCCTTATCGGCGACGGATATTTCGACACCGAAACGTGGAACGATACGGCCATCCCGTGGGCAGCGATGCTGCGCGTGGACGGCCATTGGCAACTGCTCGACTATGCGTACAAGTACGCCGTATCGCGCGATTCGAAGGTGAAGATAAAGGGATGATTCGAGGACCGAACTTCTCTGTATTCGGACCGTACAATCAGCAGACGCCGACGCCTCCTATTATCCTGTACCTGGGCCAACTGAAAGATGTGACCATCTTCAAAGACGGCAGCGGAAGGGAGGTGAAAGAGATGGCACTGATGGAGCGCGACCCTAATGCAGAACCGGAGACAACAGATACTGAAGGGGACGACCCCAACACGGGAGCGACCCCAGGCCCCCAAACTCCAGCCTAGGGACGCTGCATCTGGCGTTCCATCGCTCTACTGGCTGGCACTAGAGAGTTCCGCCTCTTTTGTGCCTCCGGTAGGCATTGCCCTGGTGGACTTAAGCGATGTCGAATATCCGGTTGCTGCTCCAGTGAACGGCGATATCTTGGTCTACTCGGCCACGCTTTCGGAGTGGATAAACGTGTTAGTCACCACTACCTATAATCTCGACGACCTATCGGATGTCGTCGTCCCGTCGCCTGTTGGCGGCGATGTATTGACATGGGATTCCGCGAGCAGTAAGTGGGTCAATAAACCGCCCGCAGCGCAGGCGCTTGCAGGTCTGACCGATGTTCTGCTTACCGCGCCTGCCGTTAATAATGTACTGACGTATGACGGTGTGCATTGGATAAATCTACCGCCAGCGGCACCGGGTGGCGGCACCGTATTGCCGATGGTCTATCCCATATCGAACTACGGCGCAGCGGGCAACGGCACGACCGACGATACGACAGCCATCAAGAATATGCTAGCTGCTGCATCGACTGCAGGTGGCGGCATCTGCTTACTGGATGCCAAGAAGTATCTCGTCTTGTCGGTTATCGACATCCCGAGCAACACGATTCTGATGGGCACGGGCCAGAGCGATGCGACAGGCAGCGCTATCATCGGCAATGCCAGCACGACGAGTCCGATGGTCCGCATGTCGAACATCACAGGCGGGCAGATTCGCAATCTACGCATCGACGCTGGCGCTTGTACGTCAGTGACGCCGCTGAACATCGTCGGGACAAGCGCGCATTGTCTTGTCGAGAACGTGACGCTCTACGGAAGCGGGGCAGGCTCGAACGTGAACTGTACTGGCCTGACCGCTTCGGGCGGCAACAATGTATTACGTCATGTGCGCATCACATCGGCAGGCGGGACGTCATCGAATATCGGCTTCAATTTCAGTGCGACAGCTGCTACTGATTTCTCGTTATATGATTGTCAAAGTCTGAATCATCAGACGCCTATCCAGACGGTTGCCGGGAGTCTGCGTGCGGCGAAATGCTATAATTGTCAGTTCATCGTGCGCTCTACCGCAGCGTCCGGATACGCGTTGGATTTTCTCGGTGACGAATGTCTTGCGATAGGATGCTTAGCGCAGATTCAAAGTGCGGTCGCCGGAGGCATTCGCGCTGGCGGCAATCGCTGCCGGATATTCGGCTGCACCCTGAATATGGGCAGTTTCACCGGAGCGGTGCCGATTGTGTTCGCGGCAGCGTCGACGAACAATCTCGTCCGCGATTTGAACGTGCTAAATCCTACGGGAGCACTCCTGATAACCGATTCAGGCACGTTCCCGAGCGGCAACGAGGTGCATTGGACGAAGGGCCTTGCAGCCTTGGTGGGCGGCGCGATAGCACAGCCTGCGTTCCCGGCGACTGCGACGGCGGTCAATGCGCGCAACTACCCGGTGATGATTTACCTATTCATCAGCGCGACCACGACTGCAACGACGGCTGTACTTAGTTCATCACCAGCCAAGACCATCGACATCAGCCGCGCAGGGATGTATACGATGCGTCTGAATCCGGGCTATACTATCACGTTGAACTACACGGCGCTTGGTACGGCATCGTGGTTCTGGGAAAACGCATAGCATGAAGAACGGCCCTAACCGACCGGGTATGAAAGGCGTGCCGCGCATCGCGTTACACGACCTACATCCTAGTCCGCGAACGGAAACTGACATCGCGCTTGGCGACCTGACCGATGTCAGCATCGCTTCACCCACGAATGCCCAGGTACTGACGTTCGATTCAGCGACCGGACAATGGAGAAATCTCGTGCTCGTCATTCCACCGCAACCGCTTGAATGGCTAACCGATGTTCTCACGTCATCGCCGGCGACCGGGGATGCGCTCGTTTGGGATAATGTCGCGCGCCATTGGCACAACGCACCCGTCAGCACATCGCTTGCGGGCCTGACCGATTGCACGATTGCTTCGCCCGTGCTAAATCAAGTGCTGACCTGGAACGGCACGAAGTGGGTCAATCAGAATCCGCCTACGGGTGGCGGTGGCGGTTCATCGACGCTGGCCGGATTGACCGACGTCAATATCTCCGCACCAGCCGACGCGCAGGTCCTGACGTACGACGGGCCGTCGAGCAAGTGGATGAATAAGCCATCTGCGGGTGGCGGTGGCGGCTCGGCGCTGAATCAGTACTATTACGACGTCATGGCGTATGGCGGCGTCGGCGATGGCGTGACCGATGATGTGGCGCACATCGAGGCAGCCTGTGCTGCTGCGGAAACGGGTGGTGGTGGCGTTGTCGTCTTTCCGGCGAATAAAACATTCTTTATCAGCCGCGCCATAAATTGGACGTACTCGAATACTGCCTTGCTTGGGCTGACAGGCGTTACGAAGCAGAGTATCATCACGACCGCAGCGGGCGCATATAGCGCGGTCGCCGTTGCGGCGGGCGCAGCGTTCAACGCGAGTGGCCTGACGTTCAAGGGCATCGGCTACATCATCGCATGCCTCGGCGCATCATCGGCGTATCTGACGACCTGCGTCCTCACGGCGACCGGAGCGGTAGGGCATATCTCCGTACAGCAGGATTCCGCCCAAGTTATCTGCCGCTACTGCACGTTCAACACGACAGGCGCAAGCGCCAACACCTGCGTGAGCCAAACGACGACAGGAAGCATCCCTGCGGTTCCGGTGGACATCGAACTACTCGATTGCATCATCACCGGGAATATCGACAACATCGCTAATCTGGCGGGCTCGACGCCCTCTGTAGCAACGGAGTCGGTGCGGTTCGTAGGCAGAGGCGGACGGTGGACGCCGATGTCGGCGACGGCGAATCCGTGCATCACGTACGGCAATACGCTCGGAAATACGACCGTCACGCTCAGTACCATCGTACTCGTCACAGGCCGCACGAACGCGCTCATCATAGACGGGAACTTCACCGGCAACGGTATCGCTTGCGACAACTGCTATATCATGCAGACCACATCGTCGCAGTATATCTTCAATCTACAGGCGTCGAAAATCGGCGGTGCGGGGAATGATTTCAACACGCCAGCGGGCGCATATGACTACGGCTACGCAACGAGCGGATGCAGCGGGATAGGATTTGCGGGGAATCGCAATCCTAAGGCGCCAGCCAGCACACCCGTCGTTCCGTCGTCAGGCATTGCGATTACGAACAACCGATGTTCTCCGGTAGTCATCGAACGCGCGGGGTTCGATGCCAATAGTCGGCCTGTCTACGGCGGTACCGCCGGGCCGCTCAACTCGGGAGAATATGGTCCGCCACTCCACCCTGGCGAATCTGTCGGCATCAACTATACGACGCTCGGCACGTGGGTCTGGCGGTTCGCGTAGCCATGCTTTCTGCGATGCCGGGGCCGATTATCGTTCGGCCCTATCGCTACGTCGTTACGGACTACGGTGCGGTTGGCGATGGCGTCACCGATAATCTCGCTATCTTCAACGCGGCGATGGACGATATGCAGAATCATGCCGACGGCACGGTGCTGTTCGTCCCGCCCGGAACGTATGGCCTCTCGAATGCGCTACAACTCCGCGCGGGTATTAGCATCGTCGGCGCATCGAAGACGACGAGTAAGCTCCTGTGGCTCCCGGCATTCTCGCAGAATCCGGCTATCGTCCGCGCCGATAGCGTGTCGAACTGCGGCCTACGAACGCTGACTGTGACGCTACAAGATTTGACGGTTGCCACATCGCTGCTCCTCATCGGCGGTATCTGCAGCAATCTGCTATTCGATTCGCTGAGCCTGCTCGGCGCAAGCACGGTGGATGGTGTTATCGTCACCACGGTTGGCGGTTCGAGCAACACGCTGAGTAATACGCTAGTCCAAGCAGCAGTCGCGTGCCCATATCTCGCGGTCAATCTTCAGCAAGGGGTACTGACGCAGACGAGCGTTACGAAAGTGAACTATGCCGGATAATGTGAAAAAGACTTTACAGGTAGGCGCAGCAGTCGGCCTGCTTGCTCTCGGCATCTATCTCGTTGCGACGATTCTGCCGAGGTCTGGTGGTTCAGCCTGGGGCCTGTCGCCCGTTCCCGGCTGTACGAATTGCTATCAGTTCTTGAATAACGGCGTGACGAATCTCGTCAATCAATGCGGGCATCTCAAGTTCACGGGCGTCACGTGGACGGGCGTCACGGGAATGACGAGCATCTACCCTACGGCGGGCGATGCAGACACCGTTTCCGGAGCGATGACGCATACGTCGCAGACGCTGACGACGCAGTATATTTCGGCCAACGATGCGACCGCGAACTCGCACGATTCATCGTCGATTGCCAAACTCGCCCAGGGCTGCGCGACGCTTATCACCTATGCCGCAATCAGTGGAACTGTCGTCGGCGGGCATTCTGTTCCCTGTCTGAATCAGACTACAGGTGGTCCTGGCAGCGCCTCCGGCTGCATGGCGGCAATCCTCTGTTCGCAGTTCGGCGGCAATAAGCCGAACGTCGATTGTCTTGCCAGCGGTAGCGTCTATACGATTCCGCTCAGCACATCGGAGATGGTCTGGGCACCGGACCCGATAGAGACCAACTCATACGATGGAGCGGGGCAAGCGCAAGCGGGGAGATATTATCTCAGCCCGGGCGACCCCGTCATCGGCTTTTTCCATCAGTCATCGACGACAGCCGGGTACTTCTATTGCGCTGCCCGCGACGATACAGCTATCGGTCAATGCCCGTTAGGCACAGCATCGACAGCGTTATCCGAAGGCGCGACGTCATTGATGCATATCGTCCCTACTGATGTCCTATATGAATTCAAGCCGATAAGCCTGAACGCAACGACATCGGGGACGGTATCGGTCAATCTCTTCGGCTGCACTGCTTCGGTTGCGACCACATCCGGGATGACGCAGGCAGCATGGAATACGGCGTTCGTCAGCGCGTGGAATGCGCTGAATTGCCCGGTACCGATTCAGTATCCGATTCGCAATTCGATAGCGCCAGCGACCGACATCATTTCGGCATTCGTCTCGACGAATACGGCGTATGCTGGCTATATAGAGTTCGTAGTGAACTACGGTCCACCCGATGCACAGAATACGCCAGCAGCCATCTCCTGTACGCCGACGACGGGCATCACCATCAACTGTGCCAACGCCGCGCTCTTCCTGCAGAACGTGCAGCAGTGGCCTGTTATGGTCTGCGCGACGCTGCAAGACGGGAACTTTTGGTGCATCCTAAGCACGGGAGCAGCGTCGCAGACGCGTATCGGAAGTCCGGCGTTCCAGACGTACGGCTCTTCGTTTCAGGCAGTCGTCGTTAAAGGATTGAATCCAGACCATTCGTACACCCAATGCGACCTCACCGGATTGTACTGCGAGACGTTATCGCCGCAATTCTATGAACGGCAAGGCACGAACCGCAAGAATTGGGCTCGGACGGGTGGCGATGGACCGGGCGGGACCTGCACTGATTCAACAGCACCGTGCTCAGAGCCGGGTAGCCGGAATAATCAGTTCGGCAGCGGCATCGCGCCATATACGCTGCGCCCACCCGCATCCTGGCCGTCCGGCATGACGGCGTTCAACTACTCGTATGATTCATATCATCAGCAATCGCCGTTAGCGACATCGAATATCGAGACTTTTACGCTGTTCGGCAATGCCTTGTGGATAATCTGGCGGACGGTAGACGGAAGCGGGCAGTACGGAACGCGCTACGGCTCATGGGATTTGACGACCGGACGTAACACGAATATCGGCACGCTTATTTCGCCGCTTCCATCTTCTGCGCTCATGGCGCCTGGGACCTTAGCCGTTGTCAATGGTGCGCTCGTTTGGGAAACCGAAACGGGGAGTTGCGCATACGTCCCCGGCTGCGGCTCTGCCGGATTCGTGATTCTGCGCTATCAGTGGACAGGCACGGCATGGTCTGGCCCAACAATTGTCTTCCGTATGCCGACGACGCCGTGCGGCAATAATACTGCGGCTTCGCCCGAATTCAAGGCGATTCTTAGCGACGACGGCGAGTCGTTTTATACGATAACGGGCGTTGGGGCACATGCCATCACCGACGTTGCGAGTTGTTGGCGGCTCTATCGGGATGACGTCAGCGGCGTTCACTACGCCGCTAATGCCGCGCCTGAGCCGACGATGCGCCCGTGGCCGACGCCGAAGTACGGGCGGACCTATCATCATACCTACGGTACGTATCCAACGCTTATGCGAGCAAAGTGACGATGGCGCTTATCGACCGCATTGCGGCTCGTTTCGGATTCATCCGCGCACCGAAGACGCAACCGCTCTACGCATCGCGCGCGAAACTGCCGGGCACCTTCTTGTCGGTGCCGGGGATTCTTGGTGCGCCGATGTTCCCGCGTCGCCCTTTGCAGACGCTGCGCAACTTCAGCCGCTATAACGAGTTCGTACGCGCTGCCATAAATCGGCGCAAGCACGCTCTGGCGAAAGCGAATTGGGCGATTGTCCGCATCGACGATGCGGAGGCAGAGCCGAAGGATTCGGTCGTCAAGGCGGTCTCAGCACTCCTACGCGCACCGAATCCGACAGGCGAATCCTTCCGCAGCCTCCAGGACAAGGTCATCGACGATTTGCTAACGATTGACGCGGGCTGTATCGAAAAGGAGTACACCGCAGGCGGCGCTATCAAGTATCTATGGCCTGTGGACGGCGGCAGCATCGGCGTGCATCCAGAGTGGGACCCGGCCAAGAAGAACGCCATCCGCTATTCACAGTATGACGGCACGAAGAAAATCGCCGACCTCACCAACGACGAGCTGATTTACATCATGCACAATCCGACGACGTACGTACCGCTCGGCTTGTCGCCCGTCGAGACGTTGGTGCGCATCATCGAGGCGGAACTGTACGCCGAAGAATACGACCAAGAGATGCTGAAGCAGACGGCTCCAGAGGGACTGTTGTATCTGGGTGCTGCCATCACCGCAGAACAGGTCCATGAGTTCCGGCAATACTACCAAGACGAGATTGCCGGAACGCGGCAGACGGCGGTCTATGGCGGGGGCGGGGGCGTCGATTCGGGTGGCGGCAGAACGTCGGGCGAACCGAAGTTCATCCCGTTTAAGCCTTCGGCGCGCGAGTCGATGCGCCTCGACTACAAGAAGTGGTTGGGCAATAAGATTGCCGTCGTGTTTGAAATCGACCGCACAGACCTGGGCTTGATTGACGATGTGAATCGTGCGACCGCTACCGTGACGACGCTCAATTCGGACGAGGGGCTCGTCGGGCTCGCAGCGGTATTAGAAGAATACTACACGCGCGAGATTGTCAATTCTTTCGACGAGAATCACGGCTTCAAGTTCACTGACGTTGTCGTGCGCGACGACATCGCCATGAGCAAGCTCGACTCGGCCTATCTCGACCGTGGCGTCATCACTATCAACGAGGTGCGGACGCGCGAGGGGATGGATGAAGTCGAGTGGGGCGATGCGCCGTATGAGGCCCCAACCGGAACACCTGCGCCGCCATCGAGCGGACCTGTCGTCAGCGATGATGACCTGGGTATCGCGGCGACCCGAGGCGATAGCGGGGTGGCGGCATCCGCGCGTACCCCTTTCGCAAAAGGGCGCGGCGGACTTCGCCGAACGCGCGGCGGGAGCAACTACTTCGGACGACGCTCCAGGCGATAATCGGCCAGGAGCAGGAGCGGCTGCGCCGCGAGTGGGTAGGGGCCTCGGAACACCTCGCCCTTTTAGCGGAAACAGCCCTCCACGAGGAATTAAGCCGCCGGGGGACCCCATTAGCCCATAGGCCGCTGGCAGCGGCTGTAGAGCCTCCTACGCGCAAAGGCGTGAACCGCTCCCAGGCGCGGCACGCCCTGCACGATATCCCGCTCGTCCACGACCCGGCACTACGAAACGCAGCGAAGGCGGGCACCGACGCAGTGGGGAGAGAGCACGGCATCGACTTTGAAGATGTCGCGCTTGGGGTGAAGGAGCGGCTACTCCCGTTCGCCGCTGCGGCGCAAGTACGTATCGCTGACGACTTCGCGCAGCACGTCGATACGCTGCTCCAACACCCCGACCTGGACCAGGAAATCGAGGCGTTCAATCGTGCGGTGCAGGCGAAACTCGACGCGTTGCAGTCGGATGTCACGCGCTATGCTGAGCCACCGTGGAACGCCGGATATATCGGCTACGGTCAAGGACTTGGGGATTACGATATCCGTCTCGTTTGGGTCAGCGAGAACGATGAGAACACCTGCGACGATTGCGCCGATATGGATGCGGGCTCTCCCTACGCAGTTGGCGACTTGGAAACGTGGCCGGGGAGCGGCGATACGCAATGCCTCGACCGATGCAGATGTGAAATCCAGCCAGACGAAGATGATTGGGCCGATGCGTTCGGCTCGGAAGGAGCAGACCAGTGACGACTACGCTTGAACGGCCCATGCCCATTCGGGACCTCTACATCCAGACCCGAGCGGTCAAGGCGTACTGCCAAAAACAGGACGACGGCGAGAACAAATACTACCTCGAAGGCGTTGCGTCGTCCACCGCGCAGGACCGCATGGGCGACATCATCACGCTCGCCTGCCAACAGAAGATGCTGACGCAGGTGAAAGGGATGACCGTATTCCTGAATCACGAATACGAGATTCCCGAATCCATCTTCGGCACGTGCGAGGAGAGCAGACTCGAGCCGGGGACAGAGAAGGGCGACCCAGTCTTCGACCTCATTATCCGGGTGCTCTGTCACACGGACAACGAGCGCGTGATGCGTACGTGGACCGCCGTGAAGCAGGGTGTGAAACTCGGCTTCTCCATCGGCGGGTCGATTCCGCAAGACGGCGCGCAGCCGATTGACAAGAAGAATCCGTTCGCTGGCTGGGAGATTCAGGACATCGAACTGTACGAGGTGTCGTGCGTCGGTATCCCGGCGCAGCAGCGCGCGCAGGTCGAGGACACGTTCTTGGCCTCCATCGAGAAGTCGCTTGCGCCGCGCCGCGAACAGTTCGCCGACCAAGCCGCAGCGGTTGCCAAGGAGCAGGTGAAGCCAGGCGAAAGCACACCTGCTCCATCGTTCGAGCCAGAGGGCACCGACGTCGAGGAGGTGCCGCCCGAGGAGCCGGGAGATTTCCCGAGCGAGCCGACCGGTCGGGAACTGAGCAAGGCGAAGAACGGCAACGGCAACGGCGACGATGACGAAGATGAACAGCCGGACGACAAGCAGACCCGCGCGCAGCGTTGCTACAACGCGCTGAAGGAGGCGCAGGACCACGGCGCATGCGGGCAGGTAGCATCGTGCATCGACCGCGCCTGCAAAGAACTGACCGATGGCGGCGAGCAAGAACTCGGCAAGGCCATCGACACAATGGATGGCGTCCTCAAAAAAGTCGAAACGGATGTTCAATCGCGTACGATGACGCTCAAGGCTCTGGACGAATCCATCGTCAAGGCCAAAGCCGAACTCGAAGCGCTCGACAAAAAGATTGCCGAGGCGAAGGCGACCTCACTCGGTCGCAAGACCTCGTCAACGGTGGGCCAGACAAATGACAGAACCGACGACCCGTCCATGAGCACTGCCGACAAGATTGCGGCGAAGCTCAAGGCTGGCCCCTGCTGACGTTTTCCTTGCTTCACACTTCAGGAGAAACGCAATGGATGAAATCTATGCGAAGTATCCACTGTGGAAGCCGACAAATCTAGAGCGGACGCCGAACGGGTATCAGAAGTTCCTCGATGACGAACTTCTGGTGCGCATCGGTGGCGACGTGGCAATTCGCAAGAACGCCACTGCCGCAACTGCGGGACCTCTCATCCGTCAGGACCTCGACCCCGAACTCTACATAGCGTTCGTGAAGCGGTTCCCGATGTGGGAGTTCATCCGCAAGATTCCGTCCAACGGTTTGACGCACGCTTACAATCAGTGGACGACTTTGCCATCTGCCGCCTTCATCGCGGAAAGCGGCACGGTCACCGATTCGCAGAACACCTACGTACGCGCTACGGCGACCAACGCCGTGATGTCGCTGCGGGTCGGCGCGACGCTCAAGAGCATCTTCGCGGTGCGACAGGGCGGCGTGAACTACGACGTCGAGGCGCGCGAAATCGAAGGCGGCGCAACCGCCCTCGCCTATCTCGCACAACAGGGCCTTTTCCGCTACCAGAATACGACATCCGGACTTCTGGCGACGGATGTTGCAGGCCAGTACGACGTGAACTCGTTCAACGGCTTGCGCTACACTGCGGTGAATCTCACGCCCGCAGGCAATACGTTTGGACCCATCACGCCCGCCGCGACAGGTCTGCCTATCCTGACAGCCATCCGTCAAGCAGCGACGAAGATTGTCGATGCTGGCGGTGATGCCAAGCTCATCGTGACGACGTATCCTGTTCTCGACCTCATCGTCGCCGAGCAACTCGCGCTCGTCCGCTACGTCAACACCGTAGACATTCGGCCTGGGCTGAACGTCACAGCGATTTCCGTTGCGAACGGCTTGCTGCCGGTGCTGGCGGTCCCCGGCGATTCCATCGGCGTCGTCGGAACGGTATCGCCCATCACGACCGATATCTGGATTCTCGATACGGATGTTGTCGAGTGGTGCTACCTCGGCGGACCTGCCCCGACGATTCTCGACATCCCGACGGCGACGGACGGCGTGCTGCGGCACCTGTACGTCCCCTTCCTCATGGGCGGCTTGGTAGTCAACGTCCCCGCGTTCATCGCGAGGGTACGCGTGACCACAGGCTAGAACGCGTCTCTTAGGCGTGGGCGGGCACCTCTCTCGGGAACAGCGACCCATGCGCCGCCCGCCCATGCCGTGGAGGCAGACCATGAAGCACCTCAAATTCAAAGACCTCAAGGACAAATTGCCAGCCAAGAAAGGCGCACGTATCAAGCGTGCGGTGGTGAAAGAATGCCTCCCAATTTTAAGCTCAGCGCTGAAGGATTTGCGTCGGGAACGATAATCCCAACGCCCGCAGGCGAATCCATCGTCGTCGGCCAGAACGGCGTTGCGCAGATTACGACCGAAGCCGCCATCGAGTGGGCGAAGAAGAATCTCGGCGCATCCGAGACAGACGAGCCGTTGGACGAAGGCGCGACCGCGCGACCGATGCAGCCGGACCACAATAAGGCGACCGAGGAACTCACGCATCACACGACCTCTCGGCGACAGGCGCACGAACGCACCACGTAGGGTAGACCATGCCAGCACCAACCACCACGGCGAAACTTCCGCTGGACCTCGCGCCGGGGAACGTAGCGTATATCAAGGGGACCGGATTCGATACGGCCACCCTTATCGCGTTCAAGGGCCAAGGCGCGTTCCAGGACCAAGAGGTCGATGTTCCGATTCTCAATGCGGATACTTCGCACATCGAGTTCATCGTGCCCGATGGGGTCCGCGATGGCGATATCGTCATCACGAATCCTTCAGGAACGGTGGATATGCCGTGCCGCATCGCCAGTCAGTACGTCCAGGCGAACGAATACCTCGGTGAGGGCGGCGACACGTCGCTCCTCGTCTCGACGCCGCAGGATAATATGCCGACCGACGGCGCGGAATTGGATATCATCTTACGTCGCGCCAGCGCGTACGCCGATAGCGCCATGCAGAATGCGAACCGTGGTGGTGTTCGCCTTCTGCAACTTCCCGAACAGCACTCGTGGGGATTCAATACCCGCCGCCTGCTGAACACGCAGCGCATCTATCCCTGGCGCAGACCCATCATCACGCTCGACAAATTCGACGTGCAAGTCTCGAACACGCAATGGGCTACGTTCCCGACCGAGCAACTCGTCATCAACCACGACCTGCAATACATGGAGGTGCTCTCCTACGCGGTCGCGTCCTACGTCCTCGTCGGTGCGTACACCACCTGGGGCCTCATGGCGAACATCGCGCGCATCACCTACACCGCAGGCTACGCATCGCATACGTCGTCGGTGCCCGGACCTCCGGGCGTCGGGCTGATTCCCTCGGTGCCGATTCTCGCGTATCCCGGACCGTTGCGCGAAGCGGTGAAGATGATTGCGACCGAGATGCTCATCTATCGGAATCTGAACGCGCAGGGCATGGCGGCGTTCCAGAGCGTGAAGCAGGGCAATCAGGCGTTCACACGGCGGACGGAGGGATTCGAGATACCCGACCCGGCGCTCGAATTGCTCCTGCCGTATCGCTTTCGGACTATCGCATGAGGAACTCGCTACTCCGTCCGCAGTTGGCGAACATCTGGCGGCGCATCCAGACGGGGGTGGCCGGCAGCGGCGAGCAGATATTCTCCGAGAATCTCATCATAGGCAACGTCCCGTGCATGATAGACCCGATTCCCGCAGGCAGCCGCATGGGCGGCGACCTTCAGGTGGTCATCGAGGGAATCGTCTACATCCAGACGCATGTACTGTTCACGCCAGGACTATCTCCAGCGGCCTGTGCCGGGCACAGTCCTGGCGACGTTCTCGTCTACGGCGGTCTAAACTATATCGTCGCGACGAATCTCCTGGGTGCATTCGTAGACCTCATCGCAGGCGATAAAATCCTCGACGAAGCCGGAACCGAATATCTCTGCTTGGCGGTAGCACACTACTACACGGTGAACGTCAATACGCAAGCGCGTTTACAGATAGGGCGTGCATGGTAGGAGCAGCGGCATGGGTAAATCGCTGGCTAGAGTTCGTCGATGAAGGGGCGTACCATCACCTACGGCACGCTATCCGGGGTATGCGCCGCGCTCGTTGCCACAAACGCCATCGCCGAGCCGCGTCACTACCCGCTGCTCACGCATCTGTTCGGGTCGTATAATGCGGGCGTGATTGGCGGCGGCACGTTTGTCGGCGCGTCGATGCTGGCCGGATTCTTCGGCTATATGACAGCCTTGTCGATAAAGCAGGGGGCCGAGTGCCGCCGCAGCACGACGCATCACCACCATCACACGAAACCGCACGGGCACAAAACGCATGGCGGGTGAAGTCGTCGTCTTGGGAATCGAACCGACGGTGCTCGGCTTCCAGATGCTAGGCGCTCAGGCTAAGCAGTATGCGATGGTGGGAGTCATTGAAGCACAGAAAATCGCCTATGTGGCCTCGCTCGAACTCCTCTCGGCGGCGGACCACCCGCCCGAAGTCCTGGCGAAGATGGGTCATCCGTATGCTCGGCGCGACCCTAATCCGCCTCACGACACACCTACGGTCCACGTCGTTACTGACGAATATCGGAGCGCCCTCAAGGCCGCGCCTCCCCGTGGACTACCCGAGGGAATCGTGGAGGGCAGGGTCGGCATCGACGAGGAGAATCCGGCGATGTCGGAGCGCGACCGCTGGATACAAGAGGGGACAACGAAGATGATTGAGCGCCCGTGGGCGCAGTACGTCTTCGACCATTTCAAAACTGAAATGACCGACGCAATCATTCTCGCGATGCAGATTGGGATGCGTCGAGATGTCTGGAGGATATGACAATGCTGATTCACTGGGACTGGGTAGTCACCGGACTCGTTCTCATCGTTGCGTGGAGAATCTTGGACTTCGTCTTAGGCATGGCGCGTGGCAGTAAGACGCCGTGATTGAGCTCGGCTACAGCCCTGGGCGGGCGACGCTCGTCCAGATTCGCAAGGTCATCTATCTTGCTCTGACCACGCCGCCGCTACAGTATCAGGTGGACGCGAATCCCGTCCGCACCGTACCTATCGAGAACGTGGTGCCGACGCTACAGTGGCACGAACAGGGCAAAGCGCCTATGCCGCTCGTCGCCTACACCGTGAGCGCCGGGACCATTCGCAGCCGCTATCTCGACCTCACGCCCGCGCGGGCGCGAATCACCGTCGTCAGCAGGCATGGCGCAGATGAGTGTATGGCTATCGCGTTTGCTATCGAGGCTCGTTTGGCACTGGCTGACCAGGAGGGCGACCCCACGCGGGACCTCTCCAACGCAGCCGTGCAGTTCGCCCTCATCTTCCCAACAGAACAAATGGACCCCGCATACGAGCGGGAGACCTCTCGCTACTACGTCACCATGCGTTACACTATCATCGCACACTAAGAGCGCCCCACAAGGCGGACGCTCGACGCCGCAAGGAGCAAGTACTGTGCCAACTCAACAGACCGAAAAAATCTCGTTCGGTACTGCGCGACTCTATCTGACGCCGCCCGGTGGAAGCGGCCAACGATTGAGAATCGCAGACGTGAACGATGTCATGATTGATGTCAAAGTGGACATCAAGACGATATTCGGCGAAGGCTCCTATCCGCTAGGCGCGTTCGACGGGCATCGCGAGATTGATGTCGCCGGGAAGCACTGGACGCTGGCGCTGGATTCGCTATCGTTCGAGTGGGGGATGACCTATACGCCGCCGCCGACCGGGGGCACTGTCGGCACGGTCATCGACGAGGTACATACCATCGCCACCCATGCCGCTACGCTGACGCCGCCTGCGCCTGCGGTAGCAGCAGACGTGCTCTCCTATTCCGTGGTCGTGCTCGTCACGCTCGGCGCGGGTGCATCGGCCTATAGCAAGACGTATGCCATCGTCGCTCCCGGTTCGGAAGTCGCCGGGGTATCGGCGTCGGTCACGGCAGGCGTCGTTAACTTCGCCACGGCGGAAACGGCGACGGTGTGCAGCGTCAGTTACGACTACCTGCATACCGGAACGAATCCGCCCGGCTCGACGGTGCATTTCATCAACACCTACCAGAACAGCATGAACATCTTCACGATGACGCTGCTCAAGCGCGACCGCAGCCCGATTGACAATAGCGTCGGCATCCTTCGCGCCGACCTGTACGCGGTGCGTCCGGGTGGTCTGAAGATGCCATTCAAAGAGAACGAAGCGTCGAACTACGAGCGGACGTGGAAGGCGTTTGCTGACGGCTCCGGCAAAGTGATGGACCTTTCGTTCATCAATCAGTAAGGAGCGGGCAGCATGGTAAGCAACGGAGCGGCGGGGCAACTGCCCCGCCAATTTTCAGCATCCAGACGTCGCGAGTTGCTTTCGCACGTCGTCGGCAAACACACAGGCGTTATCGTCCATATCTTCGGTGTAGACTTCGACCTTATCGCGCTCTCGACAGCAGAGGTGATGTCGGTGCTGGGCATCCTGGAGAATGTCGCCGATATGCTCCAGGGGCAGGAACTATCCGACATCGCCATTCTGCGCGTCATCACCAAAGACGGCAAGCGCGTTGAAGTATTCGTTCACGACTATCTCAAACGCTGCGCCGACATCAACGACGAAGAAGAAGCGCAGGTCTTTGAGGAGTGGTGGGATTTGGTCCCCAACATCGAGGCCATCAAACTGCTAGCCGTGCCGCTCTTGGAGGTAAACGGAATCAGCATTAAAGGCCCTTTCGGCAAGACGGGCGCAAGCGCGACCTCGGCGCAGTCGATGCCTGCGGATTCGTCATCGCCCACACCGGCTGGGACCCCGACCGTGTCTTCCACCGGATGACGCTTGGCCAGGTACTTGTCTGGAGCGAGATGTTCGTCTGGTACTTGATGATGACGAGCCCGTGGGTCAGCGCGAAACCGGAGGAAGAAGCACCGCAAGAGACGTTCGATGAGATGGAAACGAGCACCGCAAAAAGACTGCTCTCGACTGGCGTAGCAGGCGACGTGTGGCACATGCGACGAGCGAACGACGAGGACCGCGAACTGATAGGCCAGTTGGAGCAATGGGAGCACGAACGTGGTGGGTGAATCGAGCACGCTGACTGTCGTCGTCCGCGCCATCACCGGCGAGTTCACGACGGCGATGGAAACCGCTGGCGCGAACGTCCGCGCATTTGGGCAGGCGGCGCAGACGAGCCTTGGTCCTGTCGGCTTGCTGTTCGGGGGGACAGCGCTCATCGCGGGTGCGGGGATGTTCGCCAGGGCGCTCTACGATGGCGCGAACGCTGCGTCGAATCTGCAGGCGCGGCTCGGCGTTCTCGCAGCCTCGGCGAAAGACGCGGGCGTCGCGTTCTCGGCATCGGGCCTTCAGGAGTATATCGACGGTCTCGCGACGACGACCCACGGCGGTGGTATCGCCATCGACGAGATGTACGCGGCCTACCAACGCCTGAACGCCGTCGTCCCGGACCAAGCCGAAGCGCAGAATCTTTTGAAGGTCGCGATTGATGTTTCCGCGCGTAGCGGGCGCGACCTTGAGACAGTCGTGCAGGCATTAGTTCGCGCGCACCAGGGCAACAACCGCGCGATTCTGCAGTACGACGAGAACATCACCAAGGCGACCGCCAAGACGATGTCCTTTTCGGAAATCGTCAATCAACTCGCGAAGGATTCGATGGGCGCGGCGGAAGCGAAAGCAACGTCGCTTCAGGGGCAAATCGGCATCCTCGCCAATCAATTCCACTTGGCGATGGAAGCGGTCGGCGTGCAGTTCGCTCCGGTCCTATCCGAGTTCATCGGCTGGCTCGGCAGCACCGGCATCCCGATGTTCGTCACGCTCACGAACTCGCTCGTCGCGGTGGGTAAGGCGTTCTACGACCTCGGGCGGATACTGTACGATGTCGCCGCCGTTGCAGAGCATTCCATCTCTGCGATGTTCGATAGCATCTTCCATCGCCAAAAAGAATCCATCGAACAGACGATGAAAGAATCTGATGTCTGGAAGGACCTCGGCAACGTCTGGAAAGACTTCGTGACGCCGTACGTCGGCGCAGCGGTTGGCACGCCGCTCCCTGCGGCGATGGGCATCGGCGGTATCCCCGAACAGGGCGCGTATGCCGGTGCGGCAGCAGCAGGCCCTAAGACCAAAGAGGAGTTCCAGAAGTTTTGGGGCGGCGCGTTTGACATCACGACGATGGCAGACCCCATCATCAAGCCGCTCGCCCAATCGTTCACGCCGCTCGCCAGCATTGTCCGCACGACGACGACGGTCTTTGATATCGCTAAAGAATCGCTCACGAAGATGGCTCAGTCTGCCGACGTGGTGACGAAGTGGCAGAATCTGACCAAGACGATGCTCGACCGTGCGGGCCTTACCAATTTCCAAGAAGGGCTGGCCTCGGGCTCTCCTCACGCAGCGTTGTTGGGGCTGCTCATGGACGTCCTGATGAAAACGCAATCGTTCGCCGACATCCTCAAAGTCGTCACGGATATCGTCAAGGTGCTGGCCTCGGTCATCGACGCGTTCTTGCTGCCCATTATCAAGCTCGTCGCCGCTACCATCACCTTCGTGATGAACAGCATCATCGACGCCATCAACTTCCTGTTCGGTTGGCTCGGCATCCACATCGCCAATCTCTCGAATCAGTTCGACACATTGGCGACGAGCACGCAGAAACTGATTGACATCTTCAACTATCTGCCGACGCTGAATCAACTCACGACGCAGTTCGGTGGGCCGGGGCCGGGAACAGCGGAGTCGATTGCGGCGGGCGTGCGCGCGAATCAGGCGACGCGTGCCTGGACGCTTGGCTCGGTCGCGCTCGGAGGTAGTTGGTGAGCCTACAGTTCGGCGAGTACAAATTCCCCGGCGCTTGGAAGTTCCAGACGCGCTCGAAACGGGTGGCGAATTTCTCGCCGCAGATGCCAGCCGTCGAGGGGACGTTCGTCGCCAACTTCTACTTGCGCGAAACGACGATGAAGGTCCAGGGCCTCGTCGGTGGCGGTGGGCAATACGACTCCGAAGGCCAGCCGTATATCACGCTCGACGACGTGGTGCAGGAGATAAACCGCCTCGATGCGGCGCTCTGCTTAGGCTACGGCATCTTCGGCGGGGGATTCACCGACGGCAGATACATTATCGCGCAGAAGAACAAACTCAGCGTGAAGCCGCTCCCGGCGAGCGGACGCACGATGCTGCAAGTGGACCTCGAACTGTTCATCCCGGACGGCAGGTGGCTATCGGCCTTTGTCTCGGTAGCGCAGTTCGATTCATCCGGCAACTGGCAGACGGGTGACGGCGGTACTATCGGCTCACCCTATCTCGCGGTGGAGGGCTCGGCTATTGCCTACCCGCAAGTCACGCTGACGGGCCCACATTCAGGACCGTTTACCTTCGGCGTAAAGTTCCGCAAGAAGTGGAAGCCCTGGTATCGTGCGGGCGATAGCATTACGATTTCGTGCAGCGCATTGAATCTATCGGCGTCTGACACGTTCGTCATTGATTGCGACCCCGCCAATCGGCATCACGCATTCTTGTTGAACGGCGACGCGCGCAACGGCTGGCTGACCTGGGGGCCGTCTATCGGCGGCACTAACACCTACAACGAGGATGCATACTTCCCGTACTTCGTGCCGACGCAGTTGTTCCAGAATTTCGTCGTCGATTCGGAATCCGACCCGCTCCAGATTATCCTCACCGGAGCACCCGCATCGGGTGCGGTCATCCGCTGGCAGAACGCATTCTTGGCATGATTACGCAGCCGTCACTTACCACTGACCAAAGCCTCATTAGCATCGGCCTACCGCACGATGATGACCCGACGCTCGAGTTTCGCTATGTGTTCCCGCAGGTGTTTCGCGTCGTAGCGATTGACCAAATGATGCACATCGAGCAGGTGCCGATTCCGTTGCGCCACTTCGTCTATGCGGGCGCTGGCGGGCTCTCCGATGCGCGTAGCGTGAAACTGGAAGGGACGATTGGCGGCGGCAGCACGTTCGGCGGGTGGTTTTCGGGCGACCGCTCGGGCGGCGGCACGTTTTATCCCGAAGGTCCGGTCGTGACGCCGGATGACGTCGAAACGTGCTTGCAGCGTATCGCTAACGTCGTCAGTATGCGCGGGCCGGGATACCTGCGCATCGGCCACTTCGACAGCCGCTTCGCCTGGGCGCTCTTGGCGAATTGGTCTGCGGCCATTCAAGAGGCGACGTTCCGGCGCGTCATCACGGTGCAAATCGAACTGCTCATTCCGGAGGCGTGCTTCATCGGCCCCGAAGTCACCGTGCCCGGCGCAGGGGCGAGCGGCTCTCTGACCATCACGCCGGACGGCTCTGCTCCCTGCTGGCCGACGTACGCGCTTGTAGCGGCTGCGGCGCAGCGGTCGTGGGTGAAAGTCACCTATCCCAACGGCTCGAACATCGCCGTCGCCGTTCCGGTGCCCTCCACGCGCTCGGTCACCGGAGTGGTCTTTGGCACTGACCCAAGACGCAGAGGCGTGTGGGCGAATCTCGACGGCATGGAAACGAGCGCGGTCGATAGCGAACTGACGGCGTGGATGCAATCGCAGAACACGCGCGGCGGCGGCGAGATAATGCCGTTCATGCACGCGACGCCAGCGGTGAACACGATTCAGTGGGGGACGCCTGCAGTAGATTCTTCCGGCAACGGTATCTATATCTCGTATCGCCCGAGGTGGGCATTCTAGATGCCCGGCATCGGCTCGACACCGAGGACGCCGTGCGATAATCTCGCCGTCACCCCGCCGTGCCACCATCCCGAGAACATCCACTTCCATGACATACCGAGCGATTCGTACCTGCAGTGCAGCGCGACGATTCTCGTCAGCGGCCATATACAGCGATGCCCCTGCGCAGCCTTCGTACCGCCGTCGCCATATCCGCCCGCAAGCGGCGCGGTGCCTCCGTGGGCAATCACCCGCAAGCCGCAATGGCGCGTATTAGTATTCGATACCAACGACAAATTGATGGACATCCCGGAGAGTGATGTCGTCTCTATCGAATGCGAGGATATCGTCAATGGCGGGAGTGGGAACGGCACGGTCGTCTTCCGGCGCGACATCTACAACGTCGGGGAAATCGGCTGGGGGTTCACAGTCGCTGTGTGGTTCTGGAGCTCGAACGAAACGGGTGGCGTGACGTTCGGCGACCCCTGGTACGTCGGGCACGTCGTAGACTTGGACCAGACCCAACTGCATACGACCGGAGAAATCAAGGTCACGCTGGAGGGCGAAGCTAAGCGGCTCGATGACGCGCTCGTATGGGTCAGCATTAACCCCGGCGCGGATTGGGGCAATCCGACGCTCCCGGCCAACGCGCTCTTGGGATTCATCCTCGGCACCTACGCCGAGGCGAAGTATTTTTCGGCGCCGGTGATTCCCTCCGGCATGGCGAATCTCTACGCTGCGCGGTGGGATGGCTCGCCGCTGGCGACCGTTCTCGATGATATCTGTAAGCAGGTCCGCGATATTTACGGGCAACTCTATACGTGGCGCTGCACGACCAAGCTCATCGGTTGGGGGACCTCCGCCTGCTATCTGCAGCGGTATATCGTCGTGCTACCGGACCAGAATCCCAACGTGCCGTCGAACAACGTGCCGTTCCACGCGCTGCTGTTGCGCGGCGACCTCTACGAGTACGTGTGCAGCACGAAGTATCGCGACTTGCGCAACGTCGTCTATGCTAAGGGCGGCAAGAATCAGTACAGCGGATATGACGTAAGCGGGGTCTTCGAGCAGGCCGATTCGATTCGGAACTGGGGACCGCGCGAAGCATACATTACGAACTCCTATCTGCGCGACAATGTCGTGCTAGCGCAGTGGGCGCGCACGTGGCTTATCATCAACGCCTACCCGCAGGCGCAAGCGACATTCAAAATTGTTGCGCCGAATCCGTTCTACCGTGGCGGGGTGTGGGTGCGCGTCTTCGAGTCGCCGGGGACCGATGACGTTTCGACGACGTTGCCTCCGGTGAATCCGGTCGTCATCAAAGACCTGCGTATCAGCAACGTCAGGCTAAAGATTTCCGCCGAGAACGTGGAGCAGCAGGTGAACACCGTTTCCCCGACGCCGTATCTGGACCAAGCGATTTACCGGATGGGTCTGCATTCGCAGGCGATAGCGATGGACGTTGCCGACTTTATGATGGACCCGCATGCGACGACGTATCTGCGCACAGGCGGTACGGTAAAGAATCTTTGGCAGGCAGCAGACGCAGGCAATCCGCAGCCGGGGAATGGCGTCGTCGTATTCGCGGGCGGCGATGCGGTGTTCGCCAACGTCGATATCACCTATCCCGATTCTCCGCAGTTGGCATTCCCGGCATCGACGAACGGCGTCTATTGGGTAGGGCTGCGCGTCGATAAGGTGCCCGCACCAACGCCGAGCAGCATTAAGTGGTGGTTCCAAACGGCGCTCGACCCGCAGCGCCCGCCGCCCTATCCCCCGAGCATCATCGGCGCGACATCGCTGACGGTCCCTATCGACCCGAGCGTCGTTCCGGGAACGGTTATCGTGCCGGTGACAAGTTTGGCTGGCATCGAAGTGGGTAAGGAACTCGCCATCGGCTACGCTTCGACTGACCCGACCGTGCCGATTCCCGGACCGGACTATGAGCACGTGACGGTGCTCACGGTCGCGCCGAGCGTGAGCGAGTTCTCGGCGTACTTCACGCGCGCGCATCTGGCCGGAGAGCAGGTCACCGGGTGGTTCGACTTCGGCTCTGGCACCTACATCGTGGTGCGGCAGGTAGTGGTCATCAACGGCGTGGTGTACGCCGGGCCGTACAATCCGCCTATCGGCGGCGGGGTCTCGGGCGGCACGGGAGGCGGGGTGCCTCATGGCGGCGGCCCGGTTCCCCGATAATCTCTCTTGGATGACAAAGCTCGGCAGGCTCTCACGTTCCGGCTCCCCGATTCTGGCACCAAGGGGAGGACCGTGTCCGGCGTGCAAGCGCCGGATGGTGAAACGCTACTGGAAGGGCAATCCGTTTTGGGGCTGTGCCAACTTCCCGCGCTGCCGCATGACGCTCCCGTATTCCATCGTCCCTAAAAGACCGTAATCCCTCAAGCGCCCGTACGCCGCAACCCCCTTACCCCCTTTGGTGCAATCCGGGTCCTCCCGTAATCTTCTCTTCCCCTTTACCTCCTAAAACCACCACGAGGTAAAATCCGTCCCCATCCCAAGGCGCTTGAAAAAGCAAATCCCGGGGTCTTGACGGACGCACCGGGAGTTCGCGGACGTTGGCTCTGCTATTCCATCCCCTCCGGCAGGTACAAGGCGGACCGGACCGCGAAGGGAGCCGAGAGACCGGTGCGTCGGTCTTGAAGTCTTGGGACCGGTCTGCTAGGTCCCAAAACAATCTAGGGCCAGGGTATCCCCCCTGGCCTTGGCTTTTCCTCCTTGGCTTGAATCAGGGCCGTGGCAGGGTATTTTTCCCGATGGAGTCCTAGCAGTCACCAGGAGGGGGAAACGGCCTTGGGCAGCCTTAGAACGCAAAAAAGACCCCCCAGGCACGTGGCCTGGGGGATTTGCTCGTTTCAGGGGCGACGGACCCGAGCGACGAGAGCGCGCCCGGCGTCGGTGTAGTTCTGTTGGTCGAGGTCCACGGGCCAGCGGCGCATCGCTTCCTCCAAGAGCGACGTTCCTATCCCGCGTCGTTGGCGAACCGACTTGACGAGCATATTGATATGCCCCGGTTTCTCAAGTCCGGTGTCCTCGGTGTAGTAGTACAGGATTCCCTGGAGCCGTCCGTGCTCGTCGCGATGGAGCAGCGTACGCACCCACGACGGACAGTTGTCCGCGAGGGTGATGCCCGGTCTCCCTTTGACGGGGAACTGCACGGCTTGGCTCGCCCAGGTGAATCTGTAGCGTGGTATCCAGGTCACTCGCCATCGTCCAGCGGTTCGATTGTCAGTCGAATCCGCCGCCCGACGTAGAACTCTGCCGCCTCGCGCGAGTTCGCGAGGTGCAGGATGAGCCGAACGGTGTCCATGCCCTTCGGCAATCCTTCGTTGCCGATGAGCGTGGCGTCCGGATGTGGTGGGCGGATAGAGGTGATGCGGACCACCTCTGCCGCCTCGTCGTAGCCCGTGCTCTTCACACGGATGTCGAATACCTTGCGCCCCTTCATCGTGGTGGCTCCTTTCGCTCGGGCGGTGTTGCCACCCGAGCATCGGCACGTGCTTCCTCAATCGCATCGGCAACGGTGCGACCGGGGACACGTTGCATGTAGCGGTAGAACTCATCGCGGCCCCAGGCTTGCCGATACGTCGGATACTTTTTCCTGAAGCCGGTGATGAACTCGTTAAACATCCGCTCGAACGGCGTCATCTCGCTCATCGTGCGCCCTCCCGGATGAGTTTTGCCAGGATGCGGAGGCTATCGGCGAGGTCATCCAAGTCTTGCGCGACGAGTGATGGAACGCGAAGTTTCGGAATGGCCTGACCGGGTACTTGCGCTTGCCGCCAAACGGCCATCGCAATCTGTAGCCCGGTTTCGCCATCCCAGAACTTACGCCCGAGTTCGGTCTTGGTAAGTATGATGAGCCTTTCCAGCGTGAGCGGTTTCATGGCGTCACCCGCTCTCTGAAGTAGAACGCCTCAAGCACGACATCGCCGTCGAAGATATCAACGGCGTGGCCGAGCCGGTGCTCTGCGTGCCACAACGCGCACTTGTACGCGACCGAGTACGGCGCATACATGGCGATGTGACACGTGGAGCAGACGACCTCCACCTTGTGGCTGCGCGCGATGAAGTTCCTCATGGCCGCACGCAGTAGGCCCACGGGGGCGGATAGCAGCCGCCTTCAGCACCGCACGGTGGCGCGGTGATGCACGGCGTTGGTGTTGGCTGTGGTGTTGGCGCGAGGGCCGGACTGTTTCCCGAGCACCCGCTCAGGAGTAGACCGACCGCTACCGCGATGACCCTAAAGGTCACCTTCGCTTTTCGTGGCATGTAGTGGTCCTTTCACTAAACCGGGGCACACGGGAATTGGACCCGCGCTACTATCCCACCAGGGACCCCATAAGGCCGCACCCTAGCGGCCTGGGTAGAGCAACAGCGCCAACGCGTACACGACGAGCAGGATGAGGATGCGAACGGCCACGCCGATTGCGCGCCTCACCTCACGCCCGCCTTCCGTGCGCGATGACGCCGGATGAACTCGCTGTTCGCACAGCAGTCGCAACAGAACGTCGGGTGTTTGAGATTGCGTAGGGCGAGGGCAACTCGCCCCGGTGGGATTCTCTTGCCGCAGACCGAGCCGTCGGTGTACTCGCGGCGGCAGTAGTAGGCGGTCATCTCAGTAGCGCACTCTTGCGGAGGCTTCTATCTTTGCCATCCGCTTGCGCCGTTCGAGTTCTCCCTTCGGTTCGAGATTCACGAACGCGCCACGCCGCGCGTATTTACGCAGCGCCTTGTCGCTCGCTATCTCCATGATGCTGATGGCAATCTGCATTAGCCTCATGCGGTCGCCCGCTTGGAACTTGTTGCGCAGTTGGCCGATAGCACTATCGAGCGACTTCAGCGCCGCATACGAGCAGATACGCGACAGTTCGCGCTCGCCGTATCCGGGGCAGGTCTTGTCTGAACAGTACCCCATGCTAGTACATCCCTGGGAACATCGGCTCGGCCTGGGCGCAGTTCTGGAGTTCAGAAACCGCGTCGTTCAGGTCGCTTGCGAAGTTCTCAAGGGCCTCCTTGGTCAGTTCACCATCGGGTAGCGACGGGATGGTGATGCCGTCGGCCTCGTTCGCGGTCTCAAGCTCGGAGAGGCACTCCTCAAGCTCGCCGTACTTCATGGACTGCTCCAAGTTGGTGCCTTCCATGCCGCTCTTCCAGTTCTCGATTTCCTCGTAGAGCGATTGAATTTCCATCGCGCCGTCGGAGCGGTCGCCGTCCGCGCCGTCCAACGTGGCCTGGATGTCATCGCGCGTGAACGTGGAGAGGTCCGGCTTCTCCTCGCTCAGTTCGCCTTCGATGTCAGAGGCAAGCTCTTCGAGCGCGTTTGCGGCGCTCTCAATCTTGCTCTGCGCTTCGCTGTAGCGCGTGGCGCGCGACGGCTGGATGTAGCGTCCGGGATTGGTCTTAATCTCGACGGGCAGGCCGCGCAGGACCTTGCAATCCTTGGCGGATGCTTCGGTCTTGTGCTTGTGTCCGCACGTGATACCGTCCGTCGTGACGGCGGTATAGGTGCTCGGGCTCTGATTCATTTTAGGTGGCTCCCCTTTCGGCCGAGTACTGCTCGGCTCTCATTCAGGCCGGATAAGTTTCCGGCGAGGGTGGGTAGCGCGCGGGCTACCCGGTTGGAATTGAAGCGGCTCGCTCGTTGCGCGCCTTATCCCAAATCACTATGTGGTGGCCGGGGAAGTATTTTTCCGCCTGTGCCCAGGCAAACTTCTTCGCCTCATCGAGCGAACCGAAGCGCTCTTTGTAGGTGAGTGTTGTATCGGCGTGGTCCATATCGCGCATGACCATCCGAACTTCGTAGCGGTCCTTGATGTACTGGGCGGCGCACTCGCGCAGCGTTTCGATAAGGGTCTTGAGTTCGGCCTCGCAGGCACTGGCCTGCATAAGCGCGCTTGTGACGGCGCCGTTCGCGCCGTTGTCGGCGGCGATGTTCTTGCCGACATCTTGGAGGAACGCTTGGCAGTTCGCCAGCGAACGGACGGCGTTGAATTTGGCTCGCGTGCTTTCGGAGTGGGTCATTTAGGTGGCTCCCAAAGTTTCGACCGTTCTGCGGTCATCATCAGTGGTGCGAAAGAAGCACCAGACTTTTCTTTTTCGGGTAGCGGCGCGGTGGGCGGTGTTCTGCGGTCCCCGTTGGCCCCTTGTCCCCGGTCTGTCGGCGACTTCCGCGGGGTGCTCGGCCTACTGCCTTCTTGCTTCCCCTGGGGGGCCTCTTTTGGCCCCGCGCCTTACATTGCAAGTATAGGGTATAGGGGGGATTATGTAAAGGGTATATAGGGGGGTAAAAGTACCCCGTTGCGGCTTTCGGCTCAATGACGGGCAGGCCCTATAAAGAAGAAGGCCCCGGCGTTTGCCGAGGCCCCTTGGGAAGAGAGGAGGCCGAGCCCCTTAGTTCAGGGCCACCGCCTTCGCTATCCGGGCCACGAACGGCTGTCCGAGTTCGATGACCCGAGCGCCGAACCGCTGGAGTTCGTAGGCGCGGTCGAATCCGTCTGCCTCATCCGCGCTGTTGGTCAGCGCGTTGTGCAGACCGTAGAGGGTGAGGTCGCCTTCGCGGGCGAGATGGGTGAGGACGTTCTCGCCTTCCGCTTCCGAGAGGCCGAACTGTTCGCGCGTGACTTCGATGACTGTCGAGAGTTTCTCGGGCAGCGCAATCTCGGTCGCACCGTTCAGTTTGGCGACGTTGGATTGGAACACGTCGGGGGAGAGCGCATGTTGGAGCAGGTCGCGCGACTTTAGCCAGAAGGCTGTATCGTCAGCCTTGCGCGTTTCGTCGGTGAACCACTCCCTGGCTTCGTCACCGAACTCCGAACCGCGTCCGCGTCCAACGTGAATCCTGCGGAGTACGGTCGTCATCACGGTGAGATTGTTACAGTAAGAACGGACGATGCCGCTCTCGACGTTGTATGCGCCCTGACCGACCTCCGATGTGGAGATGGTGATGGCGGGATGGACGATGTCCTTGATGTCGCGGAAGGCGTGGCGGATACCGAGAGCGCGTTCGCTCTTTATCTGCTCGACCAACTGCTCCGATACGGCCTGGATATACATCCGGCTTTCGGTGATGTCGCAGGCCACAATCTTACAGCCTGCGGCTTCGATGACCGGGATGTTCTGTGTCGCGACATCGTAGTAGTCAATCTCGCGGAACTTTTCCGACATCAACGCCCGAAGATTCGCAGAATCGCCGTTCATCAGTGTGCGGATAAGCCGCCGCGAGTCGTGCTTGCCGAACCACGCGTTCACGTTCTCGGCCCAAAGCGCAGGCATCTCCGTTCGCATCTTCTCGGCGTAGTCGCCGGGGATGCCAGCATGGGCTGCGATTTGATTGAGCGCGTGCTTGGTGGGTGTGAGGGTAAGAACGTCGCCGTTCGGTTGGAATTGAATCCGGCCTTCCGGCGTTGCGGTGAGGAGTTTCGTCGGTGCGACGAAGTCTCGCTTGAATGGGCGTTCGTCGATGATACGTTTGGCGAGCGCCTGTGGTGAGATTCCTATGTACATGGATGTTCCCTTTCACGATTCCGGTGGTGTTGGCAAACCGTCTACCTTTTCGGCTGACCCTCTGCCCAAGAACCGGAGCCTCGGGCGGGTACTGATGGTGCCAGGGGGGTACTTTTACCCCCGAGGCATTGGCACCTCCCCTAGAGAAGCAACCGAGATATGGCCGAGATTCAGCAGCCGACCACGGTCCGCATGGCAGTCGCCGACCTGAAGCCGTCGCCCTATAATCCGCGCCGCATCGACGACGCATCGCTTCATGCTTTAGGAGAATCCATCGAGCGGTTCGGCTTGGTCGAACCGATTATCTGGAACAAGCGGAGCGGGCGCGTCGTCGGCGGACACCAACGGCTGCGCGTTCTGCGCGAAGCGAACGTCAGCGACGTAGATGTCGTGCAAGTGGACCTCGACGACAACGACGAGAAGGCATTGAACATCGCGTTGAACTCGCCGCTGCTCGAAGGCAAATTCACCGACAATCTGCAGGACCTGCTCGACCAGATACAGTCGGCGAACAGCGAACTGTTCGAAGCGTTGCGTCTCGACCAACTCGGCTTCCTCGATGTCGCAAAAGCATGGGAGGGGATGCCGGAGTTCGACCTCGATGAGCTCGCTGCCGACTCGCAAGTCATCGTCAGTTTCAAGAATAAAGATGCGCGTCAGAAGTTCTCCGAACTTATCGGCCAGCAACTGACCGACAAGACGCGCTCGATTTGGTATCCACCCGACCCGCGCCTAAAGGCGGTCGATAAGGAATATACTGCGGAGTGAAGCCGCAATTCCCCATCTACATCGTCAGCAAGGGCCGCGCGGATACGAGGCTGACGAGTAAGGCGCTGGAGCACATGGGCGTGCCCTACTACATCATTGTCGAAGCGCAGGAATACGAGCAGTACGCCGAGGTCATCGCCGAAGAGAAAATCCTAGTGCTCGATACCCGCTACCAAGACGAGTACGACACCTGCGACGACCTGGGGGATTCTAAGAGCAAGGGGCCGGGACCGGCGCGGAATATGGCCTGGGACCACGCTACTGCTCGCGGTAGCGAATGGCATTGGGTCATGGACGACAATATCATCCGCTTCTTCCGCTTCAACCGCAACGAACAGATTCCGGTCGATGCGACCGCGCTGCGCTGCATGGAAGATTTCACCCTGCGCTATAGCAACGTCGCGATGAGCGGCCCCAACTATTTCATGTTCGCCCCGCGCAAGAAGAAGCAGCCGCCGTTCGTCGTCAATACCCGCATCTATAGTTGCAACTTCATCCGCAACGACATCCCTTTCCGTTGGCGTGGGCGCTACAACGAGGATACGGATTTGTCGCTGCGGATTCTCAAAGAGCATTGGTGCACGATTCAGTTCAACGCCTTTTTGCAGCACAAGATTCCGACGCAGTTGATGAAAGGCGGCAATACCGACGACTTCTATAGTAAAGAAGGCACCGGGCCGAAAAGCGAAATGCTCGTACGGCTTCACCCGGACGTGGCGCGTATGGTGTGGCGATTCGGACGCCTTCACCATCAGGTAGACTACAGCCGCTTCAAGAGCCTGCGACCGCTGCTGCGGCCCGACTACAGGCCGAGCAAGAAGGTCAACGACTACGGCCTCGTCCTGACGAAGGCACCAGGGGCCAGGGGGTAGAACTACCTATCAGCCGACAATCCCGTCGGCCTCCGGTTCGTGAAAGGCTGTAGTTTTCTCATGGCAAGCAATTTCAAAAACGGCGAAGATGTGCCGATGCGGTTGCGTCTATTCATCAACGACCAACTGTATCGCGACATCGTCGTCGCCCCCGGTTCCACCTACACGGCAACTGATGCAGAAGAAGCATTTTACACTCGATTCGAATGGAGCGTGGCCAATGAATCCTGAAGAACGCGCAGCGTGGTTGGCCGCGCGTAAGAAGGGCGTTGGCGCATCCGAAGTCAGCGCAGTGCTCGGCCTCTCTCCGTGGATGACCCCATATCAGTTGTATCTGCACAAGCGCGGCGAGATTCCCGACGCAGAAGAAAACGAAGCGATGCGTTGGGGCACCCGCTTGGAAGGCGCAATCGCGGAGGAATATGCCGAGCGCCGTTCGATGGACTTGCAAGAGAACGTCACGCTCATATCCCCCGGTCTGATGCACGACCTCGTCAATCCTGTCATCTTCGCAACGCCCGACCGCATCGACGAGAAGCGCGGCATCAACGTGCAGATAAAGACCTCGTCGCACGATGACGGATGGGGCGAACCGTGGACAGATGAGGTGCCTGACTACGTTATGGTGCAGGTACAGCAGGAGATGCACGTCACCGGATGCACGACCACGCATATCCCGCTGCTTATCGGCGGTCGCGATTTCCGAATATACGAGGTGGCGCGGCACGATGCGCTCATCGGCAGAATCGTCGCTGCCATTCTGCTCTTCTGGAAGCAAGTCGAAGATGGAACGCCGCCGCCTGTCGTCACGTTGTCCGACGCGCGGCTGAAGTGGCCGCTCGGCAAGCAGGGCAACGTGCAGGCGGACGAGCGCGTAAAGGCGGCGGTCGATAAACTGCGCGAACTGACCTACCAGGGCAAACTGGTCGAACAAATGACGGAGCAGATGCGCTTCGTTGTCGCCGAGGCGCTTGGCGATAAAGACACGCTCGTCGATGGCACCCGCGTTCTTGCAACGTATAAGAACGTGGATGTCAAAGAATCGAACATCGTCCGCCCAGCATATTCCTATCGCAAGATGGTGCTCAAACCGCAGCCGAAACCGGACGGTAAAGCGTTGGCCCGCAATCCTGCGGGTCATATCTCCCCGAACTGAAAGGACACGGATAAACGTGAACGTGATGAAACTCAAAATCGACGACATCCGTATCGACCCGACGATTCAAGTACGAGAATCCCTGGACCGCGACTTGATTGCCGTCTATCAAGAGACGTTCGAACAACTGCCACCGATTCTCGTTATGAAGATGAATGGGAAACTCACGCTTGCAGATGGCTGGCATCGGCTCTCTGCTGCGCGAGAACTCGGTCATACGAGCATCGAGGCTAGCGTCGTGCAAGGCGACCGTGCGCGGGCTATCGCGGCGGCGGTCGTGTCGAACTGTCGGCATGGCAATCCGCTGACGATGCGCGAACGGCGCGAAGGTATCCGACGGCTATCGAAGTTGAAATGGAAGCAGCAAGAAATCGCCCGTCAAATGGGGGTTGCGCAGCAGACCGTAAGCGGTGTCATCAACGCCTCGGCCCTGGAACGCCGTTTTACCATATCTGGTAAAATCGACCCAAAACGCCGTCATTCGGTGCTTGAGGCCATCTCGACCGTTAAGAAGCCTGCTCAGCAAGAGAAGCTCATTGAGGCGGCTGCGAAGCGGGAATGGACATCAGAACAAGCACAGCAGGCAGCGCGGAATATCGGCTCTGAGTACGTGCCGGACGAGCATAAGGCCGACCTGCTCAAAGGCAAGTCCGACCCGCTCGTCTATACGGACGAGGGAGAAGCGCGGGTCCCGGCAGCGACGCTGGACCGCTCTATCGCTCATGCCAAAAAGAATAGCGCACGGTTAGCGTTCCTCGACATCCTTAAACTGACCAACCGCTTCACGCCGCAGCAGGTGGTGGAGCAGACTAAGCCGCGCGACCTCGACCGCTTAGACGAGGAATGCGAAAGATTGCAGGCATACTTCGGCCGCGTTAGCGACGAGGTGAAAAGCCTGCGGAAGCTACGGGTGGTATCATGATTCGACGGAACCGTTCGATTTGGTACCTACAAGCAGAGGTCGCAGTCCGCTCCTGTATGCGTGGCAGCCTTCACATCACGAAGGATGCTATCATGGAGGAGTGGCGCGAACGCGCGAGCGGTGCGGCCCTCCGCGACCTTAAGAAGTTCGACCGTGGTCACGAAGGCTACAACGTGTCGCAGTTGGTCGAAGACCTCGTACGCCACTATATCAGCGTACTGCTACGTAGCACGAATATCCCTGGAACGGATACGCGGGCATACGCGTGCTTCGACCATCCGACGCTGGGGCGCGTCCATCGCCGGACGGCAACGCTCGGCTACGAGGAAGTGCGCCTGGTCTATATTCTCAAGAGTAAGGTCCTCGGCGCGTTGGACATCGAGGTCGAGACCCTGCATGAGTGGCTAGAGAAACTCAAAGGGACGAAGCTCACCGTCGCGGATATACTCGGAAAGGAGGCGTAGGGATACATCGACCTATGACGTGTAGAAGTACAGGCTCTCACTTACTTTTCCATTTGTGAAAGGAATCTATAATGTCACGTATGACAGTCCCGAACACCCTCTACAAACTCCAGGGCCATATGCTGAAAGGCGACGATGACTCGCTGCGTAAGGCATTGGCGCTCGTACAAAAGATTCAGAATCACATCATCGACCTGCTTATCGGTGCGGGTAACGATGTCGATGGCGATGACGTCGAGGTAGAATCATGAGCGAACAACTCGAACAGGCAGCGCGCGGCTCGGTCGTCGCGCCCGACACCACCCGCGAACTCGCGATGGTACAGGGCGCGATTATGATTGCGCAGCGCCACCCGCGCAACGTCGCTAGGTGCTCCGATGCAATCGTGTTGGAGTTCCAGCGCCCCGGTTTGGCAGAGGTGGCGCAGTACCAATACGCGCGCGGCGGCTCGGACATCATCGGGCCATCCATCCGCGCAGCCGAAGCCATCGTGCGGATATGGGGGAACGCCGACGTCGGTTGGCGCGAACTCGTCCGCCAAAACGGCGAGAGCAAGGTGGAGGCGTACGCGCACGACTTGGAATCCAACGTCGTGTGGCGGCGCACGTTCACCGTGAAACACCTGCGCGGCACCAAGCGCGGCATGATGACGCTTGAGGACCCGCGCGACGTGTACGAGCACGTCGCCAACGAAGCGGCGCGACGGATGCGTGCGTGCATCCTCGAACTGATTCCGGGCGACATCGTGGACGCCGCGATGAAGCAAGCGGAGCAGACGCTCAAGACGCGCGTGGACATCACGCCCGACCTCATCGCCAATCTCGTCGAAGCGTTCGGCGAGTACGGCGTGTCGCAGGCGATGTTGCAAGAACGCTTGCAGCGCCACCTCGACGCCATCACACCGGCACAAGTCGTCGGCTTGCGCCGCATCTACAACAGCCTCAAAGAAGGCGTCGCGGTCGCGGCGGACTTCTTCAACCTCCCCACCGCCCAGGCGCAGGAACCCCCGCAGGAACAGGGCAGCGCCGCCGATAGGCTGGCGGCGAGGCTCGATACCAAGGCTACACCCACTGAGAAACAGCCGGAAACAGGCCAAGGTAAAGAGCAATCGGCTCCCCCCGAAGCCAAGACCTCGGAACCGAAAAAGACCCGCTCACGCGCTCCTAAAGCGAAACTCGACAAGGTCAAACGGTTGGCGGGGATTCTCGAATGGGGAGAGGGCGAGGTGCTGGCGTTCCTGGCGGCGACGCTCGGGCGCAAACTGCCGTCGTTCGATGACATCGCTGCCGAGGAGGTGGACGGCGTCATCTCGACCCTGGAATCCGAACGCGACAAGAGCGATGAACAAGATGGCGACGACCAAGAAAACGAACCGGACGAAGAGTAGCAACGGCACCGCGCCGCTGTGGCGATACTACCTTGCAGGTCGCAAGCAGGGTGATATCGCTAAGGCGGTCGGTGTGCGGCCGCAGCACTTGGCGGACTGTCTCTACGGGAAGAACAGCAGCCGCCCGGTGCTGCAACGCACCGCGAAGGTCCTACGCTGCCGACTGAGCGACCTTTGCAAGCCGTTCACCCTACGCCGCGAAAAAGGTGGAGCCTATCGGCTCGAGCCCGTAGGTGCTGCCCGGTCCATGAAGAAAACTCGCGGACCCTAAACGGGGGGTAGAAAATGCGAAGCGCCGATATTGTCGCATCGGCGCACCGCGCTTTCCCCGGTCTTTGTGAAAGGACGCTTCCCCCGAATGTCCACCTCTGGAGCCACCCACGAAACGAACTGAAAGGAAACGCGAATGTCTACTCCACCCAACAACGCCGAAACTCCTTCGGCCAGCCAACGCGGATTCCAGCGATACCAACGAACCGTCTGGAGAGAGCACGTTCGGCTCATGGTCGCATGGGCCAAAGAGCACCCGCAAAGCAGTATCCGCGACGCGCATGAAGCCGTCAGCGTCGCAGGCCACCCCTACGAGTTCGACGCACCGCCTCCGGCCCTCGATTCCCCCGACCCCTTCGATGCGGTCTCCGCTCACGCACACTGGCTGGCATACATGGCCCCGACCGCCGATGTCCGCATCGAGCAACTTCAGGCGCAGATACGCCAGCGCAACGGCAACGGTGTGGCCGTCATCGACCTTGAGGAACCGCCATCGCGGGCGTGCGATGATATGGGCGAACAGCCTGTCACTACTCAGCAGACGCCGGCCGCTTCGAACAACGGCACCAGGAACATCCTGCAAATCTGCGCCACCGAACGGCAGGAAGTCACCTGGCTGGCAGACGGCCTATTCCTCTTGCCGGGGCAATCCATACTGACGGCGCGGTCCAAGCGTGGCAAGAGCACCCTGGCGCGGAATCTCTTGGCGGCGGTGGCCGATGGGTCGCCGTTCCTTAGCCGTAAGACCATCCAAGGGCGGGTCATCTATATCGCACCTGACGAGCCGGAATCGGTCATGCAGGAGCACTTCATCGAGCTCGCTCCCGAGAACGGGGCGAACATCTTCGTGTGGGAGCGGGTCAATCCGTTGCCGCGCGGCCCTGCAGCCCTCGCGACCGCCATCAAAAACGTCGGGGCCATCCTGTGCGTGATAGACACGCTGCAGACGTTCTC